CTTCCAAATTCTTAGCTTCTGTTTCAGCTTTTAACTGTGCACGTTGGTTCTCACCTTGTACTTGAGCTAATGTTACCTTCTCAAACTCTGTTGGTGGTTTAGGAGGTATTGGAGGCATTGATGCTGCACCTACTTCTGGATCCATAAAGTATGGTTCTATACTATTTAGACCTGCATTTTCAACTAATTTTTTCAAAGAGTTGTAAATATTTCTTAGATTAACCATTGGGCCATGAACATTCTGTTGTAAGTTAATTGCAGACATTTGTCTTTCTAATATAGCATTCATTAGTATTAACTGTTGTTCTTTTGATCCAGTACCTAATCCTACTTCTACTGTAATATTAACTCTGTCTTTCCATTCATAAGGTCTCATAGGAATATACTTTCCTCTGATTCTTACAATTTTTTCTTTGTTTTGATACTTACAAATAAGCTCAAACATTTTTAAGGCTAAATCTTTCACACCAGTCTCAGCAAAAATTCTGGCAATTAACTCCATTCTCATTTGCGATTGTGTTAGAACTTGGTTCTGACCAGTTGCTGTACTGCTTAGTGCATTTGAATCTAGCCCTTGTGATTGTTTCGTTACCCCTGTTCTAGACTCTTTAACAGAATCTAAATAAGATAACAAACCACTTGCTTGTTCGGTAATGGGTTGAGCCTGAATAGGCATCATCACATTTTGAGGAGGTTGTTTTGTTCTTACAATTCCTCCTGGACGATTTGTTAAAAGATCATCCATTGAAACTTGTCCATCTTGTACTGCAACTCTATTATTATTTGTTAGATACATATTGTCTAACATCTGTCGCATTACAGTTGATTTAATTAATTGTATATCTTCTACTAATTCAGCTATACTTCTACCATAGAATCTGTGTGGCATGATAACTGGAGTCATAGAAACAAAAGGCATAGTATCTATTTCTTCCATATCAAGAAGTTTTTTACCATCACCTGCTACGCAAATTTTTAGTAATTCTGCTTTACCATCTCCATCTACATCCATTCTAACATAGCATTCATGAATTAAAATATCTTGTGTACTTTTATCTCCATCAGATTCTCCATGAGAAAAGTCTACGTTTTGATGTCTAGTAAATTTATCTTCACTATAAAAATCTCCATCACCAGTAGGTAACGAGTCAACTAAATCTTTATCATAACCCATCTCAACTAATTCTGTTCTTGTTTTGTTCACTCTATGACAAACAAAGTTTGCAGTATCAATTGACTTACATCTACGTTCAATTAGAAATTCTTCTGGTGGAACTGGTTCTATTCTTACTTTACCATAAATTTTTGTTCTATGTATTACTACATCATGTAGTGTAATTTTATCTATCTCTTTACCAGACTCATCTGTAATAGGTTCTTTGTAAGCAGTATGAGCTGATACTTTAATCATATCAAGAGATACTAAATCATTAAACTCATCTTCAGTTAATCTCTTGTATTCTTCTCTTTCAATTTTTTCTGCATCATCCCAATATACTTTTAAGATTCCGTTCTTTTGAATTAGTGCGTCTTTGAATGCTGTATATAAACAAAGGAAACCATCATTCTCTTTATAGAAAATATAGTTTAAATAATCTGAACATTGTCTAGCCATTTCTTCATCTTCTGGCCCCATACCTTCACAGTTAAATACATTATCACCTGATGTAAAAATTCTCATCAATGATGGCATTAAACTTTCTACTGTATCTAAAACATCGTTAGAAACAACTTGAGAACGACCTTCTTGTTCATTGCCAAGAGGTTCGCCTAAATAATATTCTAATGATTTTTTTCTAGCAGATACAAGTTCTCCACCAATGTATCCTGATGCGTTATGTATTTCTCTGCTTACTACTGATAATATTTCTTGATTTGATTTTTTGTTTTTCATACTACGTATTTTGTATCTATATTAATTGGTTTATCCCAGTCTGATGTATCAATTGGGTCGTGTACACATCCATATCTAAATGCATCACTTGCGTGTGAACACCAGTCGTGTAGAGGTTTATTTTTAAAAACTTGATTCTTGTCGTCCCATTGTTTTCGATACTGTCTCAAAGCATCTAATCCTGTTTTACATTTAACTCTGTCAAAATAACAATTAGGTAATGTATTTCTTACAGATTCGATTCCATGATCTACTTCTAACTTAGGTGCTACTTCAAAGTCAATACCTAATTCTCTTGAAACTTCTAATCTTGATTTACCTGTTCCTAACTCTCTCGCCATTATATCGTGAGGTGCTATATGTCTACTATAAGCATAATCTTTTTCCATTAAGATATTTGCATAGTGTGCTAATGATTCACCTGAAGTTTCGTAATAATCTATTAAATGAACTTCATCTCCAATTCTTTGTGCAAACCATATTGCAGTAGAATCTCCAATACCCAGGTCCCACCAAGTTTCTACACCAACAGCTTCGTCTACAGGTACTTCACCAATTCTTTTTTCTTTATCTGCTTTAGTTATTAATCTTCCAAAGTAACTTCCTGATACTGCAGCAGTAAATGAACATTCAAATTCTTGTTCGTACTGCTCAGGACTCATTATATCCTTAGCTTGTTTTAACTCGTCATCTGGGATTACCCCTGTTTCAGAAGCTCTGTATAGTTTCCCATACCAATCTTTATGACCACGTTGTGCAAAGTCAAATACTTCCCAAAACTGGTTATGTCCCATTGGAGTACCAATAAATAAAACCTTTCCTAATTTATCAGATACTGCTGGTCTTACAATCTCAGTCCATACTCTAGGTGACATGATAGCATATTCATCCATCACAACACTATCAAATCCCATTCCACGAATACTATCAGGATTATCTGCTCCAAAGATTTGTATACGTGAGTTGTTGAATAGATCTATTCTTAATTCTGTTTCGTTTCTGCTACCACCAAATTTCATTAATGGTGCTGTGTATTGTTTCAAATATTCCCAAGCGATACTCTTACCTTGACGATAAGTTGGTGCAATAAATGCACATAAGGATCTTGGTTTATCTGCTGCTGTCTTAATTAATTCGTTTATAGCTAGTACTGATTTTCCGAATCTCCTGTGACATACTAGAACACTAAATCTTTTTAATGAGTTGTGTACGTCTAGTTGATAAGGTCTTGGCTTATAGGGTATTTCTATGTTAGCAACTTTGTCTTTAGTCGTCTTTTTGCCAAGAGACTTTGATTGCGATTGGTTCATCTGTTCCTATTTTAGACGTTGATGATGCTAACCTAGGGTGAACAAATGGAGCTGCCTTTTCTGCTGCATACATTTTACGCTCAGGTGAGCTCATAGGATTGTTTAACACAGCTAATAGATAATCCAAAGGAGAATGTTGATATTTATCTGCCATATCTTCCATAGACTTCCACTTCTTTTTAGTGGCTGCACCAACAGGTCTACCAGCTCCAGGTCTTTTACCACCTAGATTAGGAGACTTGACTACTTCCTTTTTTACTTCGTTCTCGTAAGTTTTATCTTCAACCATTATACCATCCATTTACCTTTTTTATTCCATTCTTTAGATTGAGGTCTTTTATTTATTTTTTTAGGAGCCATAGCTAATAAAGATGCACCTGCAGCTAAGTATGGATGTCTTAATGCTAATTTACCTACACCAGTTGCAATGTTAGCTGCACCTTTAAACATACCTACAGTAGGTTTAACATATGATTTATATGTTCCAACTGCCGATGGTATTGCTTTTTTATTAATAAACTTTTTACCTGTTTTAATATGTTGTTTAGCTTTTTTCATAGCATCTGCTTTCCAGTTGCCATTTACATTGGGGCCTGCTGAGAATCTAATCATAATCTAACCTTTTTTAACTTTCTTAGTGTATTTTTTTGCATACATTTTAGCTTTCTTTTTACCAGCTTTTGTATATGCGAACTTTTTTTTTCCTACTTGTGGCATAGTTATACCTTCCTTTTAGATTTACCTGCTGCATAAGCACTACCAACAACAGCTGTAGCACCTGCTACTTTAATTCCTGTTTTATAGTTCTTAGGCAATTTATTATATTTAGCACTTAACTCATCTATAGATTTAGTTGCATCTGTATAGATTTTAGACTTTTGCATCTTACCCATTGCGTCCATGCCTTTTGCTTTGGCAGTAGCACTATATGATGAAGCTGTTGATTTAGCTTTCTCAAAAAATGTAGGTTTCTTTTTAATAAATATTCTTGCTATTTTTGTAATCATCTTAATAATCCTCTCATTGCAGCTTCTCTTGTGTTTGGCATAGGCATATTACCACCTGGTCTTTTACCCATCATAGCCATTTGTTGTTGAGCTTGAGGGTTTTGTTGTTGTAATAAACCCTGTTTCTGTTGTTGTTTTGCTTGTTCTGGCATCATCTTAGCTTTAATGATTATAGCTAACTGTTGCCCTTCTTCAGGACTCAGGTTAATCATTTCATTAGCTAGTTTTTCTAATTTTTTTGTCATACTATTTTATCCTTGTTTGGCCCATTCTTAATTACGTAGGATTGTGTGCCATTTGCTCCAGTCTCTACTTCTTTCTTAAGGTTCCTAAATAGGCTCATTTCTTTTATTCTTTTGTAGTGCTTTTTCAAGTAAGTTTCTATAGCTTTAGTATCTCTCATTAGCAGTTCCATGCTCTTAATGATTTATTTATTCTGCTATTAGGATCTCTTGCTGTTTTAGCAGAGGTTAGTTTCTTTTTCATGCCACTCATTCTTGCACAGAATGACGCACGTCTTTTATTCCCTACTTTTTTACTAGGAGCTTTTAATGTTCCTCCAGTCTGCTTCTTATAACTAGCACGACCTTTAGCATTCAAACCCCCCTTTGGGTTTTTACCTTCTTTTCGTTGCCATGCTGCCGATTTAGCCATTATACGCTAGACTTGTAGTCTTTAAGCTTAGCTTTAGCTCTAAATTTAGGATCTTTTAGATTTTTTACCAATGCATCACGTTTCTTCCAGCTTTTTTTTAGAACTTTAGCTGATAACTCGCTGATTACTGGTAGCATTAAATATGGTCTCATATTATTTTCCTTGTCCTTTATATCGATTAGCACTTTGCTGTAGTTTTTCCGATTTCGATTTCGATTTTTTGTGGATTCCTGGTCGTTTTTTAGGTTGATCCCTTGGTATATAGTGAGTTTGCTTAGCCATTAACTGTCGTCAGACATTAAATCCCAAGCTGCTGCTCCACCTAAAGCTGATGCTGATTTAGGGTATTTCTTAGCCATTTCAGCTCCGTAATTAATGCCCTTATTGCCTTTGTGCATTACAGCTGACATAAACTTAGCTGACTTTTTGTGCCCTTTATTACCTAAAGCTGTTACACCTTGTGCTGATTTTTTTCCTATAAAGCTTTTGCCAAATTTTAGTTTTTTGACAATTTCTACTCCTAATTTTCCTGCTGCTGCTATCATGTTAGTTCCCCTATCTGTTATGGTGCTGTACAAGACCCCCCTATAATGACATACGATAAACTATCGTAGTCATGAGGGGTGAATCTTAAACCCTACCTAATTGTTATTGTTGTTACATTCAGCTCACTGTTGTTCGCTGTCTTTATTAGCTGCTGATCGCAGCTGTTGTTGGCAACTTAAATACGCTGTCTTTAGTGACAGCGAAATAAGTTGTTATTATATATTGGTGATTGGTTAACATTAGCTTGTCTAGTGATTAATCGATTACCGATAATGATTTAACCCCCTGATATGATAAGATATATTGATATCTAGTCCAGTCAATGGGGACGTATAAAGTACCTATATCCCTACATATTAACCTATAACAAAGTATGTAACTATCATGGTTATATCGCTATTACTATCGTAAGCGATCAACCATT